GCGAGGTTTTGCGTGAGGAGTTTCTGGCGGATCCTACTGAGCGCAAGGTGAACATGTCTTTGCTTGAAACGGAGAAACTGATTCAGTCCTCGCTTTCTTTGCTGGGGTTCACGCCTTCTGATCGTTCAAAGCTTGGGCTTGCTGAGGTGAAGGCTAAGTCGAAGCTCGAGGAGCTGATGGAGCGCCGGGCTAGTAGGGGTGAGGATGCAACAGGATAGCTGGCCCCCGCGCTGGCTGACCCCGGTCCCTGAGGAGGCTATCGAGGCGGGTAGGGATAAAGAACCGATTGCTACTTTTGCTGAGGCATACGGGATTATCACCAAGGATTCGGTTGCTGGTAAATCGGGTGAGCCTCTAGTCTTGAGGCCTTGGCAGGTGAAGCTGTTTGAGAATATGTTTGCCTATGAGGATGGCGGTTATAGACACCAGTCCCAGCTAGTTCTGATGCCCAGGAAGAACGGCAAAAGTGCGCTGGGTTCTGTAGTCGCTTTGTACGGTTTGATTCTTGGACCTAAAGGAGGGGAAACCTACAGCGTGGCGGCCGAGAAAGAGCAGGCCAGGATTGTGTTTGCTGATGCTCGCAGAATGGTGGAGGCAAGCCAGGAGCTTTCCAGCATCACTAAGTTGTATCGGGATGCTATCGAGTTGCCTAAGCTAAACGCGGTGTACCGGGTTATGTCTGCTGAGGCGTATAGCAAGGAGGGACTCTCTCCCACGATGACTGTCTTTGATGAGTTGCACGCGCAGAAGAACCGCGAACTGTACGACACCTTCAGCCTCGCTATGGGTGCGCGCGGAAAGCTGAGCACGCTCATCGCTATCAGTACTGCAGGGGTTCGCATGGATTCCACAGGGCGTGACAGTATCTGCTACAGCCTCTATCAGTACGGGCGGAAGGTTGCCACAGGCGAGGTGGATGACCCCACTTTCTTTATGGCTGCGTGGGAGGCACCGGAGGAGGCGGATCACAAACTGCCTGAAACTTGGAGGATTGCAAACCCAGGTTTCGATGACATCAATTCCGCTGCTGACTTTGAGAGCGCTGTGAGGCGTACACCTGAGGCGGAGTTTCGTACAAAGCGGTGTAACCAGTGGGTGTCCTCGCAAACCGCTTGGTTGCCTTCTGGGGCGTGGGAGGCGTGCGAGGCAGACTTTGAGGTCTCACCTGATGATGAGATTGTGTTGGGCTTTGATGGTTCCTTCAGCGGTGACGCTTCTGTCATCGTGGGTGCGATTGTCCCCAAAGATGATGAGCCGGTGAAAGTGTTTCTGGTCAAGTCGTGGGAGAAAGATTTGACTATCCATGATGATGATTGGAGGGTGGACATTGCGGAGGTGGAGCAGACTGTTCTGGATTTCTGTCAGGCTCACCCTAAGGTGCGTGAGGTTGCGTGCGACCCTTTCCGGTGGCAACGATCCATGCAAGCCCTGGAGGATAAGGGTGTGCCGATTGTGGAGTGGCCTAGCACCTCAGCCCGCAGAATGGTGCCTGCCTGCGCGAAAGTGTTTGATGCTGTGATGGAGAAACGCCTTGTGCATGACGGTAACCCGATACTTGCACGACACTTGGCAAACGCGGTGACAAAGATTGACAACTTGGGGCCGCGCATTGTGAAAGACTCTAGGAATAGCCCAAGAAAGATTGACGCCGCTGTGGCTATGGTGCTTGCAGTAGATAGGGCACTAACAGGCGCTAAACTAGAACCAGTGCCTGAGTTCTTTGGATAGGTGATATGAGTTCAACTTTGCAAATAGTAGGCGCTGTGACGATTGTTGCAGGCGTGACCCTTATCTCTGTCCCTGCGGGGCTTGTGGTTGGTGGCGCTGTTCTAATTTTACTCGGACTAGCTTTGGGGCGATAAGTGGTATTCAATAGGCTTTGGGAAGATAGGGCAATCAGCTTTCAAACAATTTTTGAGGCTGGTGACGATGTTGGCTTTGGCACACAGGCTGGCACAAGCGTGGATGAGGGCAACGCGCTCAGTATTGCTGCTGTCAATTCGGCGGTGTCGCTTATCGCTGACACGATCAGTACCCTGCCTGTGGATTCGTTTATCAGGTTGGATGGGAACCGCAGACCATTCAGACTAAAACCAGCTTGGGTGTCACAACCTGATGTGAACTTTGCGGGGCACGCAGTTTTCTACAACTCGCTTCTAGTGTCTTTGCTCATTGACGGTAACGCTTTTATCCGTGTGTTCAGCAACCGGCAGGGTGAGGTTGTGAACTTGATGGTGCTGAACCCTTCCACTGTGGAGGTGAAGCGCAATGGTCAGGGCAGACTGATTTTCACGGTGCAGGGTGAGGATAAGCCTTTGACCTCGGAGCAGGTGCTATACATTCCTGATTTGTTGCGCCCTGGGACTGTGCGTGGTGTTTCACGGGTTCACGCTTTGAAAGAGAACCTCGGTTTGTCAAAAGCGCTGGAACTTTACGCTGGACACTTTTTTGGCAGTGGAACAACTTTGCAGGGTGTCATTGAGTACCCTGGAGCTTTGACTCTCGAGCAGGCTGAAAGTTTGCGCGGATCCTTCGACAACGCCCACAAGGGGTGGCGTAAGAGTGGGCGCACAGGGATTCTAAGCGGTGGTGCAAGCTTCAAACCTACACAGGCAGACCCAGAGAAGTCCCAAGCATTAGAGGCCCGCAGAATGGCTGTGGAGGATGTGGCCCGCATATGGCGGATTCCATCACACATGCTAAACCTGCCAGGCACGAACACTTATTCGAGCGTGGAACAGAACATGCTCGGGTTTGTGACACACACTTTGCGCCCTTATGTGACGAAAATTGAGGATGCTATGGGCACCCTGATGAGTCGCTACCAGGGCGGTGAAACCGCGTTCATCAAGTTCAACATGAACGGGTTGCTCAGGGCTGACATTCAAAGCCGGTACAGCGCGTATAGCACTGGGTTGCAGTCTGGGTTCCTTGCAATCAATGACATTCGGCGGTTGGAAGATTTGTCACCACAGGAGGGCGATGCTGCTGAGGCGGTGCGCGTGCCCCTCGCTAATGTGAACCTTTCGGAGGCGGGCGTGAAGGCGCAACGCGAGAAGGTGCAGATGGTGCGCGATCTGGTGTTTGCCGGGTTTGACCCTGCTGAGGCTATGGAGATGATTGGGTTGCCCGCTGTGGGGCATACTGGTTTGGCTTCTGTCCAGTTGCAGGGTGTGGCGCAGGTGGATCCTGAGAACCCTGATTCGGTGTATAAGGATGAGGTGCAGTGATGCCGATTGATGAGGGTGTCGCTATTAGTGTGAATGAGGAATCAGAGTTTCTGGGGGAACGCTCGGAGCAACGCCTTGACTCTGGCCCACCAGCAATCATTGTGGACATTGATGGCACCCTAATTTTGAACGGTGAAGCTAACCAGCGGCTTCTCACCTACCTGGACAGTTTCGATGAGACTGAAATCATTATTGTGACTGCCCGCCTGTCTAATGATCGTGACGATACTTTGCGCGAACTTGACAGTCTTGACATAGATTTTGACCAGCTCATTATGAAACCTGATGCTAATACGGCTTCAGCAGGGTTCAAGGGTGAGGTTGCCGCTTCTCTACTTGAGGATTTCAATGTGATGGTGGCGATTGATAATGACCCTGACAACCGTGAGGTTTATCGTGGGCTTGGTATTACAGCACTTGATGTGGATGATGTGCCCGATGTCGGCGAGCGGAGCGCCTTGGATTTGACCCCACCAGCTTGGGTTCGTGCGATTGCCCGCAGCGCTGCCGATGCAACACCTGAAATACTTGCTGTGACTAATAACGCTATGACCCCTGCGATGTGGCTGGAGGCGCGTGAAATGTTGGCTGCTAGTGGGAACATTGTGTGGGGTGTGGTTTTGACTGATAGGGCCGCGACAAGGTTCCTAGACTTCGCTAATGAGGTCATTGGTAGAATTGAGGAAGAGAATGAAGGCCGAGCTAAGGGGCAAGCATTGAGCAAGATGGAAACGCGGATCAATCCTGCAGAGTTTGAGGTTCGTGAAACAGAAGATGGTATGCAGTTCAGCGGTTACGCTGCTGTGTTCGAGTCCGATAGTGAACCGTTACCGTTCATTGAGCGTATTGCGCCAGGGGCTTTCAAGGGTTCCCTCCGCAACCGGAACGACATCAAGCTTCTCTGGAACCACGACACCGCTTCGGTGCTGGGTAGCACTAGGGCTGGCACTTTGAGGGTCACTGAGGATGCGCGCGGTTTGTTTGTGGAGGCTGACTTGCCTAATACTTCTACCGGGCGTGACGCTCGTGAACTTATTGGGCGGGGTGATGTGGATAGCATGAGTTTCGGTTTTACTGTTGCCCGTAATGGTGATGAGTGGAGCGCTGACGGTTCTGTCAGAACTTTGACGAAGATAAACTTGCATGAGGTTTCTATCGTGGCGTTCCCCGCATACACCGCTACCGCTGGAAGCACCACAGTGCGGGGTATTGACAAGGTCGCTTTGAGGGCCGGCGTGGATGCTGATGTTTTGGCTGATGCGCTCCTGAAGATTGAGAACGGTGAGGACATTACTTCTGCTGACCGGCAACTGCTCGCC